ACTTCTTCCTTAGGTTCTTCTTTGGTTTCTTCAACAGGCTCATCTACAGGCTCATCAACACTAGCCACTTCCACTTCCTCTACAGTTTCTTCTACAATTTCTTCTACGACTTCTTCCATTTCAACTTCTATTATTTCTTCCATAGGTGCTTCTTCTATTTTTATTTCTTCTATCACAGGTGCTTCTAATTCTGGCTCAATAGCTTCATAAGATATTTCCATAGGCTCTGGTTCTATAGGCTCAAACATCATAAAATCATCTTGCTTAGATACATCATTAAATTTGAATACATCTTCAGCAACATCAATCATTTCTGGTTGGTCTAGGTTTAAAGCAATAAAAGTTTCTATTTTAGTTATCTCTTGGCTAATGATTGTTTCAATAACATTATATAAAACATTAATACTCACATCATCAAATAGAACGCCCACCGCTAGATTAATATCTCTACCCCCTACTTCAATAATGAGATTAGTTATCTTTCCTGAGAAATCAAAATTACCTTGATATTGTTGATACCCACTATTCACGCCAGAAGCTGATAAAACATCAGTACCATTAAAGACTTCAGTCGTTCCATTTCTACCTACAACCTTCATATAAACGCTATCTTGTTCATCTTGTTTATTTACTTTGATTGTATATTCAGTAGTGCCACCATAATTAATATCTAGTTCTGAAATATCTACTTGCTGATAAAAAGTAGTTAAATTACTGTCTGTAATCTCAGCACATCTATCTGTGCCTAATTCACCACAATATGTTCCTGTAGGCATGGATGCACTACCCTGTCCACCCCAATCAATATCCATATCGCCTTCTTTAGATGTAGAAACAAATCCATTACTTCCATCTAATAAATCGCCACTATCTTGATTGGTGATTGTGGTTGTGGTTGTTGTAGTGGTTATAGTTTCAATAATAGTAATACCTGTACTATCACTATCTTCTTCAATAACTTTTTCTTCAGTAATGATATCTGTCACTAAGGGAGTACATAAACCTATAGTGTCAGTAGAGCAATCTTCAGCCTTAGAATAAGAGAAGTAAACCAAGAGCAATAAGACCAAAATCCTTAATTGCATTCCAATCTCCTTCTTCTTTAATTGGTTCTGGTTTTTGTAATTGTGTTTTTAAAACACTACCTTCTGGAATTAATTTTTGTCCTTCTTCTGACATCCAACCATCAACTGCATCCTGTCCAATCTTACCACCTATATACGGACAACTTGTTCCAGAAAAATGCATAGCATCAAAAACTCTTGCGTCTTGGCAAAGAATAGAAACACCTGCAACTTTCATTCCCATAGAGTAAAGACTTCTAGCCAATTTAATTCTTTCACAATTTAGGTCGGTAATTGTAGTGCCACCAGATGCACCGATATAAGGTAGTTGAATTGCACCGACGCTAGATGTCTTACATACATCACTATTGACTATATTGATTGCAGGGGAATTAGCAGTAGGGGGTGTGTTATTAACAACAGTAGAACTAACAGTATTTGTTTCAGCTTTAATATCTGTGAATGTTGCTACAAGAGTAAATAGAAATAAAATTGAAACTAATAGTTTCATAGCCTTATGGCTTTGTTGGAAAGACTACTGCGTTTACTTCGTCAACAGTAGTAAGATTTTCTGTAATATCTCTTAGTGCTTGTCTATATGTTTTCCAAGCATTTGGGATTGTTGCACCTGTTTCTTTTGCTTTAATGACTATCCAATCAGTTTGTGCTAATAAATTATTTCTATCTTTTCTCAATTGTGCTAATGCTCTATCTAAAGCACCATCATTCCATGCTTTATCTTCTGCTTGTTTTGATGCTAATTCTTCAGAAGTCATATCTTCTATGACTGGTGTACCTAATCCAATAACTTTAACTTTTTTCATTATTCTTGTATTCCCCAACATTGTAAATCAACTAAACTACCATTACCTGTATTTTGAGTAAGTTGAAATCCATCAAAAGAAGTCGTGCCATCAAATTGCACTCCTCCAAAATACATTCTTCTATTTCCTGTTTGTGTAATAGCATTATAGTGAAGTGTAGCATTTGTTAAGTAAGTTGTACTAAAGGGTGAAAAAATATACATAAACCCTTGAATAGCTTTTGTATCTGTCGCTTCTAAATCATTAGCTATTTGAGCGTGGTCATCATAACTATTAATCGCTGCTCCAGTATTACCTCCGTTATCACCATAGAGAGTATAATTTTGATAATTAGATGTTGAATTTGTTGAGCCCCCAGTTCTAAATCTTAAATAACATTTATTACCATCAGTCGCTATTGCAAATTTAAAAGTCACAAAATAATTTAAGTATGTAGCACTAAAGCAACTATCTAAACTATAACTTCCTGCATCTGTAGTGCTTGTCAAAGAGCCTGTTTTAATTAAAGCACCACCACCTGCACCACTAACTGTACCTGTAAAGGCATAGTCATCAGCTAAATTCATAGACTCAGATTTTATTTTAATTAATGCCATATTTACCTCTTTGGATATTTATCCTTAATTGATTGTATTCTAGTTTGTTCTGCTTCTAAACCATTTTCAATAATATTTTCCATTTGCTTTTCAGCAGTTCCGTATTCATCTTTGCGTTTTGCAATTTGACCTAGATTAAATTCATAATCATCTGCTTGTGTTTCTAGTGCGTCTAGTTGTGCTTGTGTAGGTTGAGCAATATCTAAGTTCCATTCAGCTATATAATCACCCTCGCCTTCATTTTTTAAAATTACATCAGACTTAAAATCAATATCTGCATTTACATATAATTTAATTTTGTTTGCTAGTGTTCCCATTTATGCTCCTATTAATTTAAATCCACCAAAATGTGTAAAAGCAGTACCCGCTACTATAGTTCTTGTTCCGCCTTGAGTATGATAAAATGTTACAAAAGCATATTCACTGCTAGTTAAATTAGCAACACCCGACACAGTAAAAGAAGGTACATAAAAATTATTTGAACGAGTAAGCGATATTGAATTGTCATCACTTGTTTTAATAGTTAATTCTCCCCAATAAGAATTTTGGTCATCAGGTTTTATTCTTGCAAAAAGAAAATATTTTCCTGCTTCTCCCGGTGTAAATCTACCATTGGAAGTATCAAATTTTCCATCTGAATCAAAATCTTCTGTGTTAAAATTTAATGTAGTTGTTGTTCCATCAGATACATTTTGTGTAGTGTTATGATATGCTAAAAAAGCTGGAGTATTATTTCCACCGACACCTGTTAAGAAATTTGCTCTAGTCATTTTTCTAAGAGCAGTCGCACTATCATCATAGATTAATAAACTGTCACTATCGTTAGCTGATGTTTCAGCAGTTTGTCCTGTAATAGATGTAGTTGCTAATTTAGAACTTGAAATTGCTCCGTCAATGATCTTAGAACTTGAAACTGTGCTATCACTAGGTGTTCCAATATCTAAAACATTTCCTAGTGCCATAATAAAATCAATAGTGTCAGATGAACTTAATGCTGAAGCAAAAGTAATTGTTGAGCCAGATACTGTAAAAGAATCAGTAGGTGCTTGGATAACACCATTCACAGATACAATTAAATGATTAACACTTTCTGCTACAAAATTAGCACTATCTAATAGCATTGTATAAGCAGTGCTTCCGTCACAAGTAATACTATCTAGCTTGTGATATGCACCTATTTGGGGGGAACGTCCTATATAACTCATATTCCAAATGCCTCCTTAATTTCATCTACTGTTAAACCTAAGTCTTGTAGTTTTTGTTTAGCAGATGCTTTTTTGTTTTCTTTAGATGTGATTAGATTTTCTTCATACTCATTAGCTTGTGTTTCTAATGCGTCTAGTTGTGCGTCTGTAGGTTTAGTTTTTTCTAAATTCCATTCTTTAATATACGCACCTTGTCCGTCATCTTGTAATATTACATCATTTTTAAAATCTACTTCACTTCCTATATATGATTTTATTTTTGAACTTAGTTGTGCCATGCTATACTCCTATTAATTTGTATCCACCAAAAAAAGACCTTGTGTTATTTCCTATTAAATTAAGTGCACCACTTGTATCTTGGTATGTAAAGACTTCATAATAATCACCAACAGAAGCAATATCTACTCCTGCCGCCCAGACAGACCTACTATTATTAGTAGAAAGATCTGGTTCATGTGATTTTAACCATTCACTTCCGTTTTTCCTTATTTGGCATTCTAAATAACTTGAAGTATTAAATTGTAATTGTGAGTAGAACCAATACTTACCACCCTCTCCGCTAGGAACAGTAAATCTGTAATTTGTTGTATTGTCATAAGCTGAATCAGTGTCATATAATTCGTTATTCCATTGAATTTTTGTTGAAGTTTCATCAGGTATAGATTGATTTCCGTCTAGTTTTACTTGAAAAGCAGGAGTATTATCAACACTAGCACTACCACCTAAAGAAACACCAGATCCATTTAAAGTTATAGATGAGTTAGCTAAATCTGCATTTGTAATAGTTCCGTCAGCAATATCAGTACCACTGAGTGGTATGGCAGTTGGGAAATTTCCGATATATCCTGCCATTTTAACTCACATCTGTTAATAGTTGAAGGTGAACATCACAGTTGCCTGAACTGTCATCTGTTTGTGCTTGAATTTTATCAGATGTCTGTAATACAACCTTTGGTAATTCTAAAGATGAGCCACTTGGTAGTGGTACATTTTCAAATATAAATTTTCCTGCGGTTGCTGAATTATCATATTTCTTAATTGATACATTCATTGATGTTGTAGTCGTATTTGCGACTGTTCCTGCAATAACTAAAGATTTGCTAGTTGCAGTATAGACATCAGTAAGTGTGGCGTCTGTTAAACTTACTTGTGCGTCATTAAAATTATTAGCCATATTTAACTCCCTAAAGCTACTGCAAATGGAATACTATTAGGATCACTTTCGGTGACGCTGATACCACTTGGCAGGGTTATTGCGTTTGTTGATGTGTTGATAGAAAATAATTCTAAGCTATCAGCACCATCATATATCTTTACAGATAAAGTATTAGTGGCACTGTTGTCAATCCAAATTGTACCTGCCACTGCTGAAGTGGGTGCAGTATTACCAATATGCTGAGAATTAATTGCGTTTAGTGTATCATTTAGATTACTTCTAAAAGTTCCAAACGCTACGTTATCTATAGTTATTTGAGAAACTTGCGACATTACTTTTTAATACCTTATATTCATTATGATTTCAAGCCATAACCATTAGCCTGATAGTCAAAAGTTCTTGAGATAGCGGAATTACTAGAATTATAGAAAGTCACATCAAAGCCAGATGTAGATTTATTAGCTACTACAAAGTAATCTCCACTAGCCATATCTTGACCTGTGATATTGACATTAGGGTTAGCATAGAATGGATTTGTGAAGGTGACAGAATATGTTCCTGTTCCACTAGCTATATCATCACCTGTTTCTTGTCTATTTTGTAAGTTTAGAGATACAGTTAATCCTTTCACTAAGGCTCTTGATTGATTATTTAAGCTAATTAGTCTGGCTCTAAATTTAAAATATTTACCTTTAAATGTTCCCTGTTGAGCAACACTTGTAAATGTAGAAATGTCATCAAGGCTAGTTTCACTTGCACCTATTTGAATATTAGTACCTGCATTAGTAGGTAGATTTCCGTCAAATGGTGCTTTGGCATTTTCAAATAAATCTTCATTACGACCAAAATCAAATAGATCATAAGGATCATCTGAAATCATGTCTAATTGAATTTTAAATGTAGCATCATAAACAAATGGCAAAGTAAAAGTTGAACTAAAATCATAAAAACCACTTCCTATAATATTCTTATTAATGCCACCTGTTTCAAATACATAGTTAGCGTCTACATCACCAAAATTACCCACTCCATCATCAAACTTACTAATTGTATCTAGGGTTATCACATTATCACCTGTAATAGTTCCTGTGTCTGTTCTTTTAAATGTGTTGGTAAAACTACCTGCAAAATTAGGGTGTTCTGATATAGAGTTAATTAACTTATATCCTTGAGTAGTGACATTTGAAGATACTATTAATGCAGGTTCTAAACTCTCATTACCTAGTTTATCAATAGCTTTAATACCTAATGTAAAAGGTGCATCAATTTTATTTAAGATAATACTATTGGCACTTCTTCTAGGAACTCTTACAAGGTCAGTAGAATTAAACCATTGATAACCACTAGATACTTTTTGATAGCGTATTTCATAGGATTCAACATCTAAATCAGCAACTGGCAACCAAGATAACTGCATTTGGTCACTACCTATTAATGATATTGAAAATTCTTCTACGTTGGCAGGTGGCAATGTTGCACCAATTACTTTATGCGTATCTGTCACAAAAGAAGATTTTACACCAAGACTGTTAATGGCTCTGGCTCTTACTTCATAAGTAGCACCATCAATAGCATTTAATAATTGATATTCTAATGCCTTACCTTGAGATAAAATTCTAAAATCATCTACTACTGCGTTTCCGTCTTTATCTAAAGTCTGTTTTACCTCAATCTCAAAATCATCAGCAAAAGCATCTGGTGAATCACCAACTGTAATTAATAATCTAGTGATTACAGTACCATCATTATATTCTACTAAATCATCTGATAAGGTAATTGAAGCAGGGGGTTGTACTGTGAAAGGATTAGGTAGATTTGTATCTGGAACAATAGCTACTTCATTAATAGTGCTGAATGTGTACCAACTGTCTTGGTGTTCTTGTAAAGATAGACTAGCAGTAAAATTTGCATTTAATGTCATACCACTTACTCTGAATGGCTTATTTGTCATTCCCAATATTGTTGAACTAACATTCACAATATCACCTATTGCTAAATCTAATGCTTCATAATTAACAGTAAGTCCTAGCTTCAAATTGTTTCTACTTCTTTGAAGAACAATT